GTGAACACGCTCTCAACGCTCATCAATGGGAAGTCAATGACTTACGTGCTGCCGGTCTAAATCCAATACTTTCCGCCACTGGTGGTTCTGGAGCCCACCAAAATGCTACTGCTGCTGCGACTCAACAGGATGCTGTTACTCCTGCTGTTCAATCTGCTCTGGCCGCACGTAAACAAGATGAGGAACTCAAGCTCCTTCAATCGCAAACTGACAAGACCAAACAGGATGAAAAAGTTGCTGCCGAGGCCGAACAAACACAGCGGAATACTCAGACCAATCTCGCTTGGGACACTGCTCTCAAAGAGCGTCAAGTCGCGACACAGGAGTCGATTGACCTCAATTATCGAGCCGATACTTTGCGAAAAGTCGAAGAAATCAATACTGAAGCCCAGCGTGCCGACCTCGTCAAAGCGCAAGCGGAAGAAGCCAGACAACGAGCCGCCTACACGTCCCATACAGCTCGATCTGCTAAGGTAGAAGCGGACATTGACTCTCACGAACGGGGCATCCAAATGAAGTGGCTCGATCGAGCCACGCAATCCGCAGAAGGTGTCTCTTCTGCTACCCGTTCATTCATGAACCCCTTCCACGGTCCAGCTCGTCGTCCACAGCGGACTCCGTACCGCTAAATTATTTCAATCGGGCTTTGCCCTTAACCCCCCTTCTCAATTTCGGAACGAAATTGGGAAGGAACATTGGAGCCAAAACATGTCCATCACCACTACTACATCCACAAATACATCCTTTCAAACACCCTCTGACGTCATCTACGACATCATTGGCCCATATACAAAAAAACTCTCCATTTCTCTATCCTTCGACCCTGACGACGATCTGACACAACAGGAATTCCGTGAGGAATCCGATATCAACACAATCATGGCCCGCTACATGAAGACGGGACAAATTGACTTCGTCAATAAACATGCCCCTCAATACGGCGACGTTTCCGATGTCGATTTCCAGACCGCGATGGAAACCGTCGCAAAAGGTCAATCCATGTTCGCGGATCTGCCCGCAGATCTCCGCGAAAAATTCCAAAATTCCCCAGCCAAGTTCCTTGAATTCATTCAAGATGAAAAAAATGCGCCTCAGGCCGCTGAAATGGGCCTCCTAAGCCCTGAAGCGACCAAGCGCATACTCACCCCTACCCCTGAGCCTTCAAAGGCTCCTGAGGCCGCTAAACCGGCCGAGCCACCGGCACCAAAAAAGGACGATTAACTCGTCCCGGCGTTATTGCTCTCTTGTTGTAATAACGCCAGTTGACACCAACGGATTCAACTCCTACACTGAAGCCTCTAACAATGTTTTTATAAGGAAATCATCATGGCCAAACGTTCACGTATGTCCCGCTCGAAGAGCAAACGTCTCTTTTCAAAAACGGCTTCTAAATCACACGCGAAAAACTTTTCGCCTAATCCAATGCGTGGTGGCATTCGCCTCTAACCATGCCTTGCTACAAACCACAAAAAGGGTGGCTTTCCAGAGATGGAAAGGTCACCTTTATTGCATCTGAAGCCTACAAAGACACCGTCAAAGAAGTCGCTTGTGGCAAATGCATTGGTTGTCGCCTAGAAAACTCCCGCATGTGGGCCGTACGTTGCGTACATGAAGCCCAAATGCATGAACAAAATTGTTTTCTAACTCTTACTTACGCCCCTGAACATCTTCCTGAAGGAGGCACCCTTGTCCCCCAGCATTTCACCAAATTCCTCAAGCGTTTACGCAAGCACATACATCCAAAAAAAATATCTTATTTCCATTGTGGTGAGTATGGAGACCAGCTCGACAGACCCCATTACCACGCCCTCCTCTTTGGATACGAGTTTCCAGACGCGCGTTTTGCTCGGTTCTCTAAGTCCGGACACAAAACTTACTCTTCTGAACTTCTTGATCGATTGTGGGGACTCGGCCAGTGCAACATTGGCACTCTCAACTTCGAAACAGCTGCTTACACAGCTCGTTATGCCCTCAAAAAAATTACTGGAGATCTTGCAGAATCTCACTACCGGGGTCGACACCCCGAGTACTGCACTATGTCTACGAAACCTGCAATCGGTAAACGATGGCTGGATCAGCACATCTCACAGGTTTATCGTCGCGACCGAATAGTTATCAACGGTAAGGAAGTACTCCCCCCTCGCTACTACGACAAAATTCTTCGTCGACTAGACGAGACCAAACACACCGAGATTAAAAAATCTCGTGGTGCCGTGATTCTCTCGCATCCACTCGTTAAAGCGAAAGAGCACGAAAAAAAGCTCACCCTAGAACAACTGAGTGAGCTTCGTTACAACCGCACTAAAAAACGCCTCGCTGTCATCGAGGAATCTACTACGTTAAAAACCAATACTTTCAAAAGGAACCTGTAATGATCTTACCACTCTTCGCAATTTACGATTCGAAGGCTCTGTCCTTCATGTCCATCTACCACACGCCGAACGCTGATATCGCTAAGCGTGCTTTTGCACAGGCTGTAAACAATCCTGAGAATGTCGATCTCTATCAGTTTCCAAACGACTTTTCTCTTATCGAACTCGGTTCGTTTGATAACGAAACCGGTGTAATCACTCCATGCGCTCACGTAAACCATGGCATGGCCGCTCAATATCAAAACAAGGAATAAACTATGTTCGGCAACTCAAACTCCAACCCATCTGTGATGAAACATAGTTTCTCGCAGGTTCCTAAAGTCAATATCCAACGTTCCACTTTCGACCGTTCACACGGTCACAAAACCACATTCGACGCCGGCGTCCTTTATCCCGTTCTCGTCGATGAAATGCTCCCCGGCGATACCTTCAATCTCAATATGACCGGCTTCTGCCGTCTTGCTACGCCTATTCATCCCCTTATGGATAACATGTATATGGATACGCAATTCTTTGCGATTCCTTTACGCCTCCTCTGGGACAATTTTCAACGCTTTATGGGTGAGCAGCGCGATCCCGGCGATTCAACCGACTTTCTTATTCCCCAAATCGTTTCCCCTGCTGGTGGTTACGATTTCAATTCTATTTACGATCACATGGCCATCCCGCCTAAGATCGCTGGCTTATCTCACTCAGCACTTTTCCTACGTGCTTACAACCTCGTTTATAACGAGTGGTATCGCGATCAGAATATGCAGGATTCTCTGCCTGTCCCTCGCGGTGATGGCCCTGACAATCACACTGACTATGTTCTTCAACGCCGTGGCAAACGTCATGACTATTTCACTTCTGCCCTCCCCTGGCCTCAAAAAGGTCCAGGTGTTTCTATCCCCCTGGGCGGTAACGCTCCAGTCTCTTCCATTGGCCCCGGATCTCAGCTCGGTCTCACCGCATGGAATCAAGTCAACATCTCTGGCAACGCCACTGCTCGTCTAGCCAATACATCTGGCGAGTATGGTAACTTCACTCTCGTTGCGGATCTCTCTGAGGCTACTGCCGCGACTATTAACTCTTTACGTCAAGCTTTCGCTGTTCAATCCATCTTCGAAAAAGATGCCCGCGGGGGTACCCGCTATACGGAAATTATCCGTGCTCACTTTGGAGTGACTTCTCCCGATGCGCGACTTCAACGACCTGAATACCTCGGCGGAGGATCTAACCCAGTCAACGTTTCACCTATTCCGCAAACCAGTCAAACATCCACTGATTCGCCACAAGGTAACCTCGCTGCGATGGGTGTTGCTCATCTACGTAATCATGGCTTTACTTATTCTGCCACTGAGCATTGCGTCATTCTTGGCATACTCTCTGTTCGTGCCGATCTGACCTATCAACAAGGTCTTAACCGCATGTGGTCCCGTCGTACTCGTTTCGATATGTACTGGCCGGATCTCTCTCAAATCGGTGAACAAGCTCTCCTCCGTAAGGAAATTTATGCTACCGGTACTGCTGACGACAACATCGTTTTCGGCTATCAAGAACGATTCGCCGAATACCGCTACAAACCATCAACTATTACTTCTCTTTTCCGTTCTTCCTTTCCCCAGTCTCTCGACTCGTGGCATCTCTCTCAATCATTCGCTACCCCTCCTGTACTGAGTAACGATTTCATTGTTGAAAATCCTCCTGTCGACCGCGTCATCGCTGTCCCCTCTGAACCTCATTTCATTGGTGACTTTTACTTCAAATATCGCTGCACCCGTCCGATGCCTCTCTTCTCGGTCCCGGGTCTCAAAATGACCTTCTAATCATGAAAAACTTCAAAAAATATCAAGGTGGTTGGGTCCAACTTGCCGCTGCCGGTATCGGTCTTCTCGGCGGCATGATGGCCAACAAATCCCGCGCCAACGAAGCTGATGACAATCGCGAGTTCCAACGCGAAGCTGCTCAAAATGCTCATCGCTGGCAAGTGAATGACCTGCGTGAAGCAGGTCTCAACCCTATCCTTTCTGCCGGTGGATCCGGCGCCCGCACTAACGCTACTGCTGCTGCAACTCAGGAGGACGCCTTAACCCCTGCTGTACATACCGCCCTCGCCGCTAAAAAACAGGACGAGGAAATTAAACTCCTTCAGGCATCTGCTGATAAAACCAAACAGGATGAAAAACTATCCTACGAACAGGAACAGACCCAGCGCAATACGCAAACAAACCTTGCATACGACACAGCTCTTAAGGAGCGACAGATTGCTACTCAAGAATCTATCGACCTTAATACACGCGCTGACACTCTCCGAAAGCTCGAAGAAGTCAATACTGAAGCCCAGCGCGCCGCGTTCGTCCGTGCGCAAACCGAAGAAGCCCGCGAAAGAGCCGCCTACACGTCCCATACAGCTCGATCTGCTAAGGTAGAAGCGGACATTGACTCTCACGAACGGGGCATCCAAATGAAGTGGCTCGATCGAGCCACGCAATCCGCAGAAGGTGTCTCTTCTGCTACCCGTTCATTCATGAACCCCTTCC